TATAATACTTCCTCTTGGTCTAATTTCTGTACACTCTTTAATATAATTTTTTCTATTTCTATCAAAGTCAAAGTCGTTTCTAAAATCAAATTCTAAATTACCACCGTCATATTCAGATGGGTCATTTAAAGAGACAGTGACAGATAACTTTCTTATCTTACCATGATCCTCTGGCCAACTACCATCTTCATTTTGTTTTCTTTTATAAGGTCTTACCCAACTATCGGTATGCCAACCATAAAATTGACCTACACCATATTTTGTAAATTGACAAGATTCTGACCAGTTCCATTGAAAGTTCCAACCTGCTGCTTTGTTTGCTTTATGTATATAAGGGTGTATTTCGTTATAAATCCATCTATCGTTTAACCAAGTAATATCTGATTTTCTTTTCTTTTGTATGTTATTGATTACTGATTTTTTTAATGTGCCATCAGCTTTTTTATTTTTATCCTCATCTGAACCACCTGTGATAGCCATTTGTTGTTTATGGGCGTTACCATATCTAATTATATCATCACACAATTTAGGTGGTAAAGCAGATCGAAAGTAGTAATAATAGTTTGCCAAATTCATTTTATATTCCTCTTTTCACAATTAAATATATTTATAACACATATTTAAAACGATTCTTGTCTGTGTGTTTGTTGATGTTGTCCCAAAATGTTTAAGTTTGTTATCAAAAGTTATTAATCTATTTTCTATTGATTTAATCTTTTCACCTGTCTCAAACTCTGTATAACCATTATTTGTATTTAAATAAAATATACTAACCATACAGTCTTCATCTAAATCATTGTGTAGTTTAAATTTAAATATCTTACTTGTTCTTGTAGTACAATTCAATTTAGCCCTAATAAAATTAGTTATATTTAATTTATCTTTAAATACATCTAACAAAGGCAACGCTGTGTTGTCTTTATTAAATATGTTTACAAATTGAAAATTATCTGGGTGATTGTCGTTTAATACTTTTTTATCATTAAAGTACCAAGGAAAATAATCGCTTGTGACTTCTTTTTTAAAAAAATTAAATTTATCTTGTTCTAAAAAATTATCAATAACTTTCATAATATTATGTATAACAGTTTTTAATTACTGGAATTTATATCTTAATATAACAATACCTTTACCACCAGCTTTTCCACATACACTAGCGCCTCCACCATTTGAACTACCAGCACCTCCTCCTGTGTTTGCTGTTCCTGCAGTAGCGGCAACCGAACTTCCTGGGTAAGGACCTCTTGCGCCATCTCCACCACCACCAGCTCCACCACTACCGTTAGTAGCACCATCGTGGCCACCGCCACCTCCACCTGCATAAGCCACTGGACTTCCTGTTATGTGAGTTGTTGCTCCTGCGCCACCATCACCTCCTGTTGTTGGACCACTATTTCCACCTGCTGCTGTTGCGCCTCCACCACCAGCATTACCTATCGGTGGACCACTAGGGGAAACTGATCCCCCATTATTTCCTTGAGATGGACTTACTGGAGGTGTATTTCCTGATCCTCCTGTAGGACCTCCGCCACCACCTGAACCTCCATTACGACCACCATTTGGGTGTCTGCCTCCTCCACCACCTCCTGTTGATGTAATAGTTGAGAAAACTGAATTTGATCCATCACCTCCTGTCGTAAAAGGTGGTGAATTATCTGCTGCCCCACCAGCGCCTACAGTAATTGGGAATGTTGCTGCTGTGACTGTGAGACCACTACCTGCGTCTAATGGGCTATCTGTATAAGGGTCAGTTGAACACTTACCCTCTCTAAATCCACCAGCGCCACCTGCGCCACCTCTATCTTGTGTTGTACCACCGCCGCCTGCAACCACAACGTAACTTACTTTTGTTGCTTGATTACAAGGCGTACCACCGAAACCTACTTGACTTACGACAAAACAACCATCACCTGTAAAAGAGTGAATTTTGTAATCGCCTGAAGTTGTAATCGTACCACCAGTTGCTTCAATAAAACCTTTATTTTCTAAATTACCTACATTTGATTCGTTGGCATATAACCAACCTTTTGTGGAATCAACATAAACTAGTGTTAAACTTGCTCTATTTGTAGTTATATTACCATCATTAGCCACACCTTGTATCTTATGTGAATTTCTTTGTATTGATAAATTATTTGTGCCAAAGTTTCCAGCGTAATCTTTTATTGCAATAGTATCACCAGCACTCGCTGATGCAGGTAATTTAACTATACCAGCGGCACTTGTATTATCTACGAAATAACCTCGACCAGCGACCATTGTGGTTACTGTTGATCCATCTGATACTACGACTGATTGCCAAGATACTGCAGGTATTGTACCTGATGCACCTAAAGATATTGATGTGCCATTGATTGTAACACTTGAATTTGCTAGTTTTGCGTTAGCGATACTACCCGCTAGTTTTGCGTTAGTTACTGTACCTGGCGCTATATCTGCGGCAACTACCGTACAATCTGTTATCGCTGCTGAACCTATTTTATCTATTGCCATTTTAATTCTCTTTTATACTATTTATAACGTTTCCTTATTGAAATTTATATCGTATTATAACAACTCCTTTACCACCACTTCCACCAGTTGTGGCATTACTATTAGAATTACTATGTGCTCCACCACCACCCCCTCCAGTATTTTCAAATCCAGATGTTCCTGAACCTGGACCATTTGATCCATTAGTGTAACCAGCACCACCTCCACCTGATCCTCCACAACCTTTTGTAGAACTACCAGCACCACCCCCACCACCAGCTCTTACAACAGGAGAACCTGTTATACTTGAAGCAAGACCAGCAGCACCGTCAGCACCATTACTATTAGAAGCATTAGTAGCATTACCACTAATTCCGCCACCACCACCTCCTGATGATTGAGCACCATTACTTCCATTATTTCCTTGAGATGGACTTACAGGTGGTGTATTACCTGAACCTGCTGTACAATTACAACCTCCAGCGCCACCTCCAGAACCTCCGTTATTTCCGTCACCACCAGGTGAAGGACCACCTCTTCCACCAGCACCACCACCAGTTGATGTAATAGTTGAGAAAACAGAATTTGATCCATCTGAACCTTTAAACCCTGCTGAAAAAGGTCCTGGTTGAGCTCCACCACCACCTCCTCCACCTACTGTGACTGGAAATGTTGTTGCTGTGACTGTGATACCTGTTGTTGCAGCTGCAGGACTTGCTGTATGAGGTGAACTTGTTGTACTATCTTTAGCCTCTCTAAAACCTCCTGCGCCTCCTCCACCACCACTTTCTTGGTTTCCAACATTTGAACCTGTTCCTGCTCCACCACCACCTGCTACAACTAAATAATCAACATTATTAGGTCCTCCAGCATCATTACCAATAGACGCAACTACAAAACAACCATCACCTGTAAAAGTGTGAATTTTAAAGTCACCTGAAGTTGTTATTGTGCCACCTGTTGCGCTAATAAAGGTTTGGTTTTGTAAATCAGCAACATTACTTTCTTCCGAAAATAACCAACCTTTTGTTGAGTCAACATATACTAATACAACACTTGCTCTATTAGTTTGTAATCTACTATCATTTGCGGTACCTTGAATATTATGACCATTTCTAGCAATCGTAACTGCATTTGAAGCAAACGTGCCTGCGTAATCTTTGATAGAGATAGTATCGCCTGCGACTGCTGATGAAGGTAAAGTCATTGTAATAGCACCACTAGTTGTATTTACAAAATATCCACGACTAGCGACCATGGCAGTATTTCCAGTGACTACTGATTGCCAATCTACAAATTGATTATTAAAAGATACACTTGCACCTAATGAGATAGATGCGCCAGTGGCTGTAATAGATGAATTAGATAACTTTGCGTTTTCAATTGTAGTATTCGCAAACTTATCACTAGACACAGTTTCGTCAGCAAAGTCTATCGCTGCGATTGCGCCGTCTTCTATACCTTTTGATCCTACTTTGTTTATTGCCATATTACTATTTATTCGTCACTATCTGTTGTTGTATTATACTTTTTACCATCTGTATAATTACTAATTGTTGTAGTAAATCCAAAATCATCATCAGCGTCAGCCGTTGTAGGATCAGGGGTTATAACAATTCTAACTTCTCTTGCTTTATTGTTTTGATCGGTATCAGTATAAGCATCTGATTGAACATTTTTGATAACCTTTTGAGTTGACGCTGGACCAAATAAGTAAGTCTTCGCTGTGAACCCTAACGTGTATATCACTGCTCTTCTTTGTGAGAAATCACCACTATAAGTATCTTCATAACTTACGCTATTTAATACTATGGGAATATCTCTCTTAATATTTAATTCTGGTATCGCATTTACAGTCACCGTAAAATCTGGTTGAAAGAAAGGTAATATTTGTTCAACAATTTGTAATCCTGCCTCAGCACTCGCTGTAAAGGAATATAGATTATATGATACGTTGTAAGGAACAGGAACATAATTAAAATTCATTACCTTACCATCAATACCAGATTTTACTGTCTTATATTTTTGAACTCGGGTTAATTTTCTACTTGCATCATATTGAATACCAGATATTTCAAAACTCATACGAGGTAGAGTTATAGAAAATTCTCTTTCATTTAAATTTGCTTGTTGATCTAATCTCGCTAAAAACTTTTCTTTGGGTGCGTATGCTAGAGGTACTCTAATTGATTGTACAACATTACCACTAGAGTCTTTTCTTTTTATTTGTATGTTATTAAAGATTTGACCAAACCCTATGGTCATTCTTCTCATACTCTCGTTATAAAAATATGTTCCAAACATTAAAAGTCAACCTCTCCAAATGGGTTACGTTCTGTAAAATCTAATATATCATCTGCCGTAGAAGATGTATCAAAACCAGCCTCTGTATCTAAATCGGTATTATTCGCATAAGTTGATTGTGTTTGTAAAGCATATGTCTCTAATAATAGATAGTTAGTGTCATCACTTGCACTATCATTTTCTAATAATAACGATCCGTCTTCATTTTCTAAAGTAAATTGATGAGCTAGTTGATCTAAACTATATTGATCTTCAGCACTATCAATTGTACCAATACCTGTATCAATTTGTTCTGAACTATATTCCCATCTAGTACATACTAGTTTATAAACAGGTAATTGTCCTAGTTGAAAGAATGGCTCTTGATCTTGTACAAATTGAATCTCAAAAAAACTATTCATCAAAGGCATATAAATTATATCGCCTTCGTTTGGTCTACCTTCTTTTACTAGA